CCTGGCGATGGGACTCAGTCCCAAGACCGGGTATGTCAAATAGTTAGACAGTGGACAGAGGATGCTCTTAATGGGGGAGTTGAAGTTTATTCAACTGACCTATCAAAGGCTACCGATCGTATCCCAGCCTACCTTCAGTATGAAATAGTTAGTCATATACTTGGATCTCGCTTTGCGAAATTATGGTATACCATAATTACTCAAAGAGATTTCCATTTACCTAACTCAAATGAACTAATTCGTTTTAACTGCGGTCAACCCCTTGGCGCCTATTCGTCTTGGGCTATGTTAGCGTTGGTTCACCATATTATTTCCCGACACGCTTTAAAGCGTATTGGTAAGCAATATGATCAAACTAAACCCCAGTTCGTTATTGTCGGAGATGATAACGCCCTGTTAGGATCAGACCTGGAACAAAGTTATGTTTACTTATTCAAAACTTTGTGCCGAGTCTCAATCTCTCCACTAAAGGGTTTCAGCCCTAAAGTGATAACAGGTGATAATCCATTGGTACCTTTTGTAAGGCATTCAGTTGCAGAATTCTGCAAACGAGTGTTTTACAACGGTTTTGAAATTTCCACGGTTTCGCCAATCACTCTTAAGAGTGCTTTGGAGTATCCTATGGATATGCCAATGTTAATCTCAGATTTTAACAAACGTGGTACCATGCTCAATACGAGTAGCTTTGGAACTTTAGCCTGGCTGGGTTATAACCCAGATAAGGCCATTCAAATTTGCACTTTTCCACTAACTTCTGCTCTACCAAGATATATCCTGGACGAGTTAGTTGTTATTAGTAAACCTCTCGGAATCGAGTGGTTCGACTTTGATCTTGAGGATCTAGTCGCGCCCCTATATTACGGAAAGCCACTGGAAAGTATAAATAAGAGTGTTTTACGATTTGTGGGTAGAGTTAAGATCTTCAGATCTTACTTCGACTCACCACGTAAAATAGGTTCCTGGCTGATGGCTTGCCCTCAATTTTACTCTCTAGTTACAAATAAGATTACAAATGTTATTTGTTACCAGGTAGTAAAACTTGTTGATAAGTTGCGTGTTAAAGGATTTAATCCCGACATTGTACGCCGATTAGCAGATGGGATAATCAATTTGGATGATCTTTCAGATCGATTTGAGGGAACTCAAAGTCGTGAGAAAGATAAACCGAAAAGGGTTTCTCAAAAGCTATCTCGTTTTATATCGGAAGCTCATAAGATTCTTAAGAATCCTTCCGAGCCTTGGCCTCTCGACCTTTATAGGTATTATACAGGACACATTGACTCCGAGTCAATCAAAGCTCTCACCCTTAAACAGGATGTTATCTTTGTAGACGTTGAAGACGATTGGGAACTGGTAATCCCGATAAATTTCGAGAATGAAAATCCACAGTCAAAACCACCTAGCGACTTTGAATCGACAGATGAGTTTGACTTTTAAACAACTTATACCTTTGTTCCTGACAATAGTTAACTATTGCTAGTAGAAG